TTCGTATAGAGTTAGCATATGTGCGTCCGCATATAAATGAAGATGGCACGATTATAAATGGTGAAAACAACAGTCCGTATGGTCGAGGCGGCACGTATCACAAGATGTCTCATCATCTCGCTGTTACTTTAGAGTGGAATTACGACCTGGGGGCGACTGCCAAGATGGTAAAACTACGCCCTGATAATTATACTTTAAACCCATATGGTCTAAGGGGTGCTAACTGGGAGGAGAACGAAGAAAACGGTAAATGGACCGTGACCGCTGTTTATGATCCAAAACCGCTTCGATTTAGTGATTACCCTTATGGCAGCGAATTTATGTTTGACCTTGAACCGAGGATAATGAAATATTATAAAAAGGTTGAATTTGATAAAGTATCTGATGCTGATGATGGTACATACCTGACTATGAGTACGCTGGGTCAAGAAACCCCAAGAAAACAATGGATCAGAAAGATACGAAAGTGGAAGAGAAACGACAAAGCGTTTGCAGCAGGAGAAGTCAAAGAACTTATCGTAGAAGATTTTAAGGATCTAGGACCAGGAGATCAAGCAAAAGATGAAGATGGTAACCCTGTCACCAAGCTCGTGCCACAAGAACAACCAGGCGGGGAGATAGTAAACGTAGAAGAGCCGGTACTCGACAATCAAGTTGAGCTAACCGTTAGAACCTCTTTTAAACCTGCTAGTGTCGATGACCCGCAGGTATCACAGATGGGGTGGTTACCGCCTGGTTTATACTGTTTAATGATTTTAAACCCCGATGGATCTAACACGGTCGCTAAATATAACTTTGCTCCTGCTAACATGAATTGGAATATTTATAATAATCCGTTCCTTGTATATCCGGGACTGGTTCAATCTCATGATCCAGTAGCACGCACTCATGGAATAGGGAGCATTCAAGGCACTGGCGCTTACATTGGCGACACACCCAATGCCAACGGGCTTGGTTTGATTTGGAAAAAATGGGGAACTGAAGGTTATGTTAGAGAACCTGTACCATTACTGGACCAGAGCACTTACGGGGCTCTTCCTTTTAGGGAATTTGGTGCAACATTTCCTATTCACATCTATGGAAGTAAAGAGCATGCTTGGGATGTTTTTGACGTTGCAGAAATATACGGGCTAAGATATCGAGAAGGTAAGTATCATGAACATGTATCTAAGCCCAGGCTGACACTTCCTGCAAACTATTCTAACCCTCATGAAGACAACTATAACAAACTAAGCAACGGCGGGTTTATATTAGAGACGTATGTAAAAACTAAGTTAAAGGATGAAACATACGACGACGGTCCCCTAAAAACGATACATGAAATTCCTGAGTTTGATCCAGCCAACCTGAGCATCACCAGTGGTGGTGCGCTCTGTCTTTCCTGGCAAGGATCATCACAACCAATGGCTAAAGAAGGTGGAGCTTGGGTTGAGTACAAAGAGAAGACATTTAAACTATATAATGACGCAGGCTTGTTATTCAAACCAATAGAAGAGCAGATCATGTCTTTTAATGATTTTGTTAAACTCACAGCTGCCATGGCTGGCGCTGAAAACCTATGGGATAAAGCCGAGTGGCTTGAAGACTCAGATCGATTTATTCCAGATCGACCAGCTATGTCTTACTTTAAATACCCTGCTACAAGCGCTCATTATTATGATGACTATTTCATTGGTAATGATGACGAAGACTGGTTTGAAACTGAAAAAGATAGTTGGACAATGTGGCAGGAGCTTTTAGATGAAGATTACACTGATTTGGCTTCCGATGAAAAGCTTATATTTTATCATGTTGATGACCAGGAGGTAGACGTTGAAGTCAAGTATACCTACGGAGGTCCCTTCAAAAAAACGATCAACGTCAGTGGATTTCTTGTAAAAAAAGTATCAGCAGGAGATACTAGTGTCCCAGATGACTTAGCTAATTATAAAGATATCTTTGAAGAAGGATATCCTAAATTTGGACTGAGGTTGTCCTACGTTCTGCCGCTAAACGAGGATTACCCTAACCCATCAGAATATGAATCGGATCAACAGGCTTTACAAAATGTGTTTAAATTCATGTTTAAACCAGAGCGTCCGACTTCTGGAGGTCACAATGGCGTTGTTGATAATCCCATTGTGACATCTGATGCTGTAGACGATCTCAACCCTGCGTCCATGACAGACTGGACAATTCAGGATCCAATATTAAACGACTCGCATGTCATTTCTACCAACATGTCATACTATGTGAACAACCTTCATAGACAAATTAAAAAATTAAAAGCTCTTTATATTTTAGAATCGGATATTGTTGGATCTATTAATCCTGCGGATTATTCAAATCCATTTTACGATCCTCCAAAACATAACAAGGGGGTTATGTTGATTCCGTTGATTTCTGTCGAAGAAGACGCAGAACAGATCATTGGAACCCAGCCAGTGGACACATCTGTGATAGATTTAAGAAAGTATTATCCAACCGACGTATATACACCAGCAGCCGACCTTGGCGTCCAAACTTTTAAAAAGCTCTATTGTAAGCTGAAGCAAGACCCAGATTCGCCTCACAAAGAATTCAAGCTTTTGTTTGATTATGCCATTCCAGTAAAAAAAATGTTGTCCTTGTGTACTATTTACAATATTCTCGGGTGGGAAACGTTCTTTGAGAGTCCTTGTGTTGCAAACAGTGCTTTAAATACGACTAAGTTTCTTACATCGAATTTAGCACAGTATTCTAGAAACAATCCATACGGAGGAGATACAGGCACTTCTTATAGTCAGTCTGTTAAGGATAATCTGGATAAAATTCAAGGCAACATTCCACCCGGTTCTTGTCCTCCAAATGTTCAAGCTTTAGGGAGACTCATGAGCGACATTGAAAAGGGCGACGTTTTAGAAGAGGATTAAATGTATTATGGCTGGAATATCTGTAAAATTACCTTTAGCGACTGATAAACAATATGGTGTTTATTCATTAAACAAAACCTTCAAGCAAGTTACGAAGCAGAATCTTAAACATTTGCTTTTAACTATACCTGGAGAAAGAATTATGGATACTAATTTCGGAGCAGGCTTAATCAAAGCCTTGTTTGAGATGAACACGCCCGAACTCAACGGTTCTATAGATTCTAGGATTAGAAAACAAGTTAAACTTTACATGCCCTATATAAAAATAGAGGACATTCGTATCTCAAATGCAGCAGGTTCTCAAACGTTTGAGTCTCCCGGATTAAGTGTGACAATAAGATATAAAATAGCCTCAACGAACGAAGCAGATTTATTAGATATATCTATAAAATAATACTAATTATTTAGGAAAATAGGGAAGTTAAAGCATGACCAAAAAAACTCTACCACCTTCTATAAAATACACCAGCAGGGATTTCGAGTCTATCAAGAGGGATCTGGTAGACCATGCCAAGCGTTATTACTCTAATACGTTTAAAGATTTTAGTGATACCAGTTTTGGATCTCTGATGCTTGATAGTGTCGCCTATGTCGGAGACGTTTTATCCTTCTACCTTGATTATCAGGCAAATGAGTTATTTTTAGATACTGCAAACGAGTACGATAACATAGTAAAAATAGGACACCAGCTTGGGTATAAATTTAATGAGTTTCCAATGGCTCACGGATTAGTTGCGCTTTATCTTAAAATCCCCTCTAATTCAAATGGCATAGGACCAGATGTTACATATCTTCCAGTTCTCAAGAAAGGTACTCAGTTTTCTTCTGCGGGCGGCGGAGCATACGTATTAAACGAAGACATTGATTTTACTAGTAGTGATCTCGAAGTTGTTGTGGCTGAGACTGACTCAACAACTGGTGTTCCAACTTATTATGCAGTTAAAGCGTATGGTCAGGTTATTTCTGGAATCCTAGCTCAAGAGAATCTTATAGTGGGAGATTTTCAAAAGTTTCTAAAGATCAGATTAAGTTCTCCGAATATTTCTGAAATCGTGTCTGTCTTTGATTCTGAAGGGCATGAATATTACGAAGTTGACAATTTATCTCAAAATCTAATTTTTGTCTCTGTAAATAACAAATCGTCGGATAGAAATACAGTGCCTAACATATTAAAGCCTATGATTGTTGCAAGAAGGTTTACGACGCAGCAGCAGTTTGGAAGGACCTATCTTCAATTTGGATATGGTTCAGACTCAGAGGTGCTAGTTGAATCTGTTTCAGACCCCAGCAATGTTGTTTTAAATGTTCATGGAAAAGACTATATTAGCGATACTTCTTTTGACCCTTCCAAGCTGATAGCGACTGATAAATTTGGTGTTGCACCAACTAATACTACTTTGACTGTTTATTACAGAACTAATACTTCTGATACCGTTAATGCTTCTGTTGGGGCAATAAACTCTGTTACTCAAACTATTTTTGAGTTTGACGATGCAACTTCATTGAACCGAGCAACACAGTTAGCAGTACAAAGTAGCTTAGAAGTCACCAATGAAGAGAGAATAACGGGCGATAGCTCCCCCCCCGCTCCACGGGAACTAAAAGAAAAGATCAAGTCGTTTTATGCAGCACAAAAAAGAGCAGTAACCAGAGAAGACTATAAGGCATTAGTTTATTCTATGCCAA